CCTCGGGCGCGCTGTACTCGGCGGGCCTGTTCTCGGGCGGTGACCAGGCTGTGACGGCTTCGGGCACGCTCAATGTCACATACACCGCGGGGCTGTGAGATGGCGCCGCAGCAACAGGTCGCGCTCACCCAGCTCGCCGGCCGCGATCTGACGGAGCCCGAGGTCGAGGCCATCGACGCACACATCGCCGCGGGCGACATCGGCGGCGCCATCGCGACTGCAGATCCTGCGCGACGCCGAGCAGCAGGCCCCGGCGTGGCTGGGCGCGACGCTGGCGTGACCGTGACGATCAGCTCGGCCACTTTCACGCACGCTTGATTGGAGGCACACCGTGACGCAATACGAACTCGCACAGATGGCGCTGCGCAGCGAGCAATTCCGCATGCGCGTCCAGTACCTGATGGTCAAGGCCGCGTTGGCAAAGCTCAATGCAGCCGACCCGCCTGCAGCCGACGTGCTGCTCGGGCAGGCGATCCTTGACGGCAAGGAATCGGTGGACCAATGGGCCATTGGCGCGCTGACGAACCCGAGCATCGCAGCCGGCGCACACGCGCAGGATGGATCGACGATCTCCGAGGGCGACCTGGAGTTCGCTGTGAATGCCCTTTGGGCCGCAATGGCGCTGTGAGGTAGCCCATGGCCAAAACCATCACCGGCGCGGTACTCGTATCCAGCGCCAGCAACGCGGCGGGCAGTACCACGCGCGGGCGCCTGGACGTGAGTGCGGCGGACGGCGGCATGATCCGCTGGCGCATCACCAATGGCGGCACAGGGCCGTCTGCGCAGTGTGAGGCGCGCGTACTGGTCGCCCGCAAGCAGGCCAGCATGCCCGCTGCGGGTGCAGAGGGCACTGGCGATGACGCCTGGAAACAGGTGTACGTGATGGGCGGGGGCACGGCTGCGAGCACGTCCACGCGCGGCAGCTACACATGCGGCCCCGAGGTCGCCTACATCGGGATTGAGTTCACCGGCAACACCGGGCAGGCCGTTACGGTCGAGTGCACCGGTGATACCTACGCCTACTGAGGCCGCGCGATGGGCATGAGGCTGATTCAGCGGCCCTGGACGCAGCAGCCGCAGGGGGCGGTCGGCATCAACCCCGTTTGGGCGCGGGACTGTCTGGCTCTCGTCAGTGGGGCCGCGCCGATCAACGTCGTCAACGGCGAGGTGGGCGTGACCAGTGGTGTGGCCACGCGGTATGCACCAGGGCTCGCCGGCATCGCAAGGACCGCGCGGCGGACCGCTTACGGAGATGGCCGCGATGCCTACAAGATCACCCCGTGGGTGGGCGATTTCACGGTCGTCTGGGTCGGGGCGGTGACAGGGTTTTCTGGCAATGACGCCCGCGCCGCAGGTGTCGTTGATAGCGGGCTATCGACCCCGCGGATCATGGTTGGCGAAAACGGCTCGCGCACGTCATGCACGACAGTCCCCAGCGGCGGCAGCACGGTGTACGTGCGCGAGGTGAGCCAGACTGCAGGGGGCTCGCGGGCATACATCGGACGGCTGGCCGGTACTGGCCTGTCGTTCTGGCAGGACGGCGTGCTGCACGAAACCAAAACGCAATCCGGCAATGACTGGGCCGGATGCGACCGATTTTTTGTCGGCGGCGTGGGATGGAACCAGACCGCTGATGCCGACGTGTACCTCGCCGGCATCTGGTCCCGCGCTCTGTCTGACGACGAGATCGCGCAAATTTCCGCCAACCCCTGGCAGCTCTTCGAGCTCCGCCGCATCCACGTGCCTGTGGCGGTGGGAGGTGGAGGCTCCTGGTCCGTCAGCCTCACCGAGACGGCCAGCGCCAATGACAGTCTAGGCGCCGCAACGACGGCCCTGGTCAGCCTGATCGAATCGGCCAGCGCCGCCGACATCATCACCGCGGCCACCATCGCCGCCGTTGCGCTGACGGAAGCCGCGAGCGCGAGTGACACGCAGACGGCCAGCTACTCGGCCACGGGCAGCGGCAGCGTCACCGAGTTGGCGTCGGCGTCCGACACGCTCGACGCAGCGAACACCATGCTGCGGGCGCTGACGGAAACGGCCAGCGCGGATGACCAGCTCGCGGCGGCCACGACCATGCTGCGCGCGATCAGTGAGAGCGCCAGCGCCAGCGACGACGCATCGGCGAGCTACACGGCGGCCGGTGCTGCGGCCATTACCGAGACGGCCAGCGCGACCGATGCGCTCACCGCCGCGGCGACGCTGCTGGTGACGATCCTCGAAGCCGGCAGCGCCACCGACGCGCTGGCCGCGGCGACGACGATGGTGCGCGCAATCACCGAGCAGGCGACGGCGATCGACACCGTGGCCGGCGCGCTGCCTGGCAGCACCTGGGACGTGTCAATCGAAGAGCTGGCCGCGGCGGTCGATCTGATCACCGGCTACGCGGCCGGCGGCCTGACTGTCTCCCCGCTGGGCCTGCGCCTGTCCACCACCGCGCGCCAGCCGCGCCTGAGCACGAGGACGCGATGACCCGCATCCACATCTCCGGCCCTGACACGGAGCCGATCACGCTGGCTCAAGCCAAGCTGCACGCCCGCGTCGAGCACGACGCCGACGACGCGCTGATCACCGGCTTCGTCGCGGCGGCGCGCGAGGATGCCGAGCATGAGCTTGGCCGCCTGCTGGCCGCGCAGGTGTGGCAGCTGACCTTCGACGCATTCCCCGCCGTCGAGATAGCGCTAGGCCCTGACGTGACTGGCATCCAGTCGATCCAATACCTCGACACGTCAGGCGTCCTGCAGACGCTCGACCCGGCGGCCTATGTGCTCGACAACATGGACCGTGCTCAGTGCTTCGCGCTGCCGGCAGACGGCTACGAATGGCCGTCCACCTACGACAGCGCCAACGCCGTGCGCGTGCGCATTGCGTGCGGTCTTGATCCGGTGCCAGAAACCGTGCGCGCCTGGATGCTGCTGCGCATCGGCGCGCTGATCGAGCACCGCGCAGCCGTCGCCGCCGGGCAGACGCTCACGGCCATGCCGGATCGCTTCTCCGACCGCCTGCTTGACCGCTACCGGATCTACAGCGCATGACCCTCGCCATCAACGCGGGCGACCTGCGTCACCGCATCACCCTGCAGTCGCCGCCGGTGGGTCGCAACGCCGTGGGCGGACGCTCGGGCGACTGGGTGGACGAGGCCACCGTATGGGCCGCCGCATGGCCCGTCAGCGCCCGCGAGATGCTGGCCGGCGGGCAGATCACGAGCGAGGTGTCGGTGCGCTTCCGCATCCGCTACCGGGCCGGCGTGCTGCCAAGCTGGCGCGTCGTGTGGCGTGGCGTGGCCTACGCCATCGTCGGCGACCCGATCGACGTGCAGGGCCGGCAGGTGGCGCTCGATCTGATGTGCTCGGGTGGCATCCGTGACGGAGGCGCCGCGTGATCACCGCCAAGGTAAGCGGCGTCGCTGATCTGCGCCGCGAGCTGGCCGCGCTGCCGGGCAAGCTGCGCGTGCGCGCCGTGCGCAATGCCTTGGCCGCGGGCGCACGCCTGGTGCGCAACGCTGCCCGCAGCGCCGCGCCGGTGCTGAGCATCGGCGACCCCGCCGTGCAGGCCGGCCGGCGCAAGCCCGGCACCGTGCGCAAGGCCATCGTGGTGCGCACCAGCAAGCTGGCCCGCCGCAGCGGCGACGTGGGCGTGTTCGTCAACGTGCGGCCCGCCAAGGCCGGCCAGAGCGGCGCCAAGAACCCCAACGACCCGTTCTACTGGCGCTTCATCCAGTTCGGCTGGAACCCGGCGAGCGGCCCTGACCGATTCGGCCGAGCCGCCCGCCGCGAGCGCCGCCGCCTCAACCGTGTCGGCGTCGCCAAGCGCGTGCCCGGCGTCAAGTTCCTGGAAGCCGGCGCCGCCCAGCTCGGCGCCGCGCTCAACGCCATCATGCCCAAGCTGCAGGCGGCCATCGCCAAGCTCAACACCCCGAAGGCCCCGCCGCCATGAGCAGCGCCGAATCCCAGTTCCGCGCCGTGCTGGCCGCGCACGCGCCGCTGACGGCCGTCATCGGCACCCGCATCGCGCTCAACGCCATCCCCGAGGGCGGCGGCTTCCCCTGCGTGGTCTATGCCGTGCGCACCGAGCCCGCGCAGACGCTGCTGGGCGCAGGCGACGAGCTGCAGGCCACGATCAGCGTGCAGTGCTGGGCAGGCGATCAGCTCGCCGCGCGCGAGCTGGCCGACCTCGTGCGCGACGCCATCGACACCGCCGACGCCGCGCGCTGCGCCTACGTGCTGTCTGACGCCACCGTCTTCGACGAGGAGATGGGCCTCGACGGCGTCCAACTCGAGGTCGACTGGACGCCATAGCGCGTCCGCCAGTTCACCAACCAAGCCGCCCACGGGCGGCTTTTTTCTCGTCTGAAAGGAGCCAGCGATGGCAAACATCAAGGGCCGCAACGTCCGAGTCGAGATCGCGGCCACCTACGGCAGCGATGTCACCGTGTCCGCGGTCACCCAAGCATTGCCGGGGGTGGCCACAGCCACATCGCACGGCCAGGCCAACGGGACCGTCGGCTACTTTCACACCGTCGGCGGCATGGCCCAGCTCGAAAAGCAGGCCGTGCGCGTGGCCAATCAGGCGACCAACAGCTTCGAGCTGCAGGGCCTGAACACCACGGCCTTTGCGGCCTACACCAGCGGCTTGTTCAAGCCGGTTGCCACGTGGTCGACGCTGGCCGAGTCGACCAGCTACGAGATCAGCGGAGGCGCTGGAGAGAAGCTGGATGTCACCACGCTGCTGGACATCGTGCGCAAGGAGGAGCAGGGCCTCCTGCCGACGCAGACCGTCAACGTCGGCGTGCTGGCGCAGGACGTGCCGACTGCGGCCACGCAGCTGCTCGAGGCCGCAGCGCAGGCCGGCGGCATCATCGTCGTGCGCGTCAGCATCGGCACCACCGCCGTGCGGATCTTCTGCGGCGAGCCCTCGCTCGCTGGCGAGTCTGTGCAAGTTGGCGCCATCGGCAGCGGCTCGCTTGACTTTGCGGTCAAGGGCTACGCGCTGAAGCTGTCGGCCGCGTGAACGCCCAGGCCCTGATCGCGCGGCTGGCCGAGCAGCGCCGCCATTGGGCGGATCTGCCGGGCGGCGTGCGCGTGCGCTTCGCGCGCCCGCACGAGACCGAGTTCGCGCGCTTCCGCCTCGGCATCACCATCGAGCACGTGTGCGAGTACGTCGACGGCTGGGATGGCGTCACTGAGGCCGTCGTGCTGGGCTCGTCCATCGGGTCCGACTCGCCGGTGCCGTTCGATGCCGCGCTCTGGCGCGATCTGGTGCGCGACCGCATCGACTGGGTGCAGCCGGTGGCCGAAGCCATCGCCAAGGCCATCACCGACCACCTCGCGGCCAAGGATGCGACGGCAAAAAACTGACGGCCGTGCTGGATGCGCAGGCGGGCATCCAGTACGAGGGCGAAACACCGCCGCCGCCCACCGATGACGACGTGATGGCCATCCGCGTGTTCAACGGTCTCGCCAACGGCATGGGCGGCATCGACTGGGCCGGTCTGCCGCTGCTGTGCGCCTACCACGGCGTGCGCGACGTGGAGGGCCTGTTGCACCGGCTGCTGGTCATCAAGGCCCACCGCAAGCCCGACGACGCCGACCGCGGCGCTGTCACCGACGACTGAGGCACGCATGGCCATCGCAAAGCTCAGCATCGACATCGAAGCGCGCCTTGCCAACCTGCAGGCGGGGCTGGACAAGGCCGGCCTGCTGGCCGAGCGCACCGCCAACCAGATCAGCGGCGCATTCAGCGGCCTCAAGAGCGTAGCGGCCACCGTCGGCCCCGTGCTGGCCGGCGTGTTCGCTGTTGCCGGCATTGCGGGCTTTGTGAGGCAGACGCTTGACGGCATCGACGCGCTCAACGACTTGTCTGACGCCACTGGTGCCAGCGTGGAGAACCTGTCCGCGCTGGAGGACGCTGCCGCGCGCACCGGCACGCAGATGGACACCGTGGGCGCCGCGCTGGTCAAGCTCAACCAGCAGCTCGCCGCCGCCAAGCCCGGCAACGAGACCGACCAGGCCCTGCGCGCCATCGGCCTGAGCGCCGAGGAGCTGCGCCGGATCGACCCCGCGCAGGCGCTGCTGCAGGTGGCGCAGTCGCTGCAGCAGTTCGAGGACGACGGCAACAAGGCTCGGCTTGTGCAGGAGCTGTTCGGCAAGTCGGTCAAGGAGGTGGCGCCGCTGCTCAAGGACCTGGCCGAGTCGGGCCAGCTCAACGCCACCGTCACGAGGGAGCAGGCCGATCAGGTGGACCGGTTCAACAAGGAACTGGCACGGCTTGGCAAGACGGCCACCGACGTGGCGCGCGACATCTCCGGCCCGCTGATCACCGCCATCAACAACCTGCTGGAGCGTGGGCGCAAGGAGGGATTCCTTTCCGCGCTGTTCACGCCCACGGAGACTGGCCGAGCCATTCAGCAGGCGGAAGACCTTTCGCGGGCGATCACGGTCGTAACCGACCGGCTGTTGCGGGCTGAGACACTGGCGAAGAACCTTGAGCTTCCGGGCGCCGTGCGTGCCAAGTGGGCGGCCGATGCTGCGGCGCTGCGAACGCAGCTCGAAGGGCTGCAGCGGCAGGCGCTGGACGTGACGCAGGGGCTCAAGGGGCCATTGCCAGACGAGTACGGCAACGAAGGGCGCAACAGGCCGCGAGCAAGCCTGCCGACGATCAGTGCCGCGCCCAAGCCCGCGCGCGTGGCCGGCCTCGACCGCGCACCGGACACCTATGCCGACGTCATCGGCCGCGGTGTGGCTGCGCTGATCGAGAGGACCGACACCGTGAAACTGGCCGAGCTGAACGCCCAGCTGGCCAAGCTCGAAGAACTTGCCGCAGCCGGCCTTGACCCGAAGATCGTCGAGCAGGTGCGCAGCCTGTTGACCCCCATCGACAAGGGCGATGTGGGGCCGCCGATCAGCGCCGAGTTGGAGAAGGTGAACGCCCTGCTGGCGCAGACCGACAGCGCGCAGCTCGCCGACGCACAGCGCACGTTGATGCTGCTGAACGACGAGCTGTCCAAGGTCGACGCCGGCAGCGCGCGCTTCGTGCAACTGCAAGAGGCCATTCTCGGCGCGCAGGACAGGCTTACGGAACTGGCAGGCACCTTCCCCGAGCTGAAGAAGCAGACCGACGACATCGGCAAGGACATCGGCCTGACCTTCAGCAGCGCCTTCGAGGATGCCGTTGTTAGCGGGAAGAAGTTCAGCGACATTCTCAAGGGCATCGGCGACGACCTGCTGCGGCTGCTGGTGCGCAAGAGCATCACCGAGCCCATCGTCGGCGCGATCGGTGGCGTCAACTGGGGCAGCCTGTTGGCTGGGTTCCTCGGCAGCGCCAAGGGCAACGCATTCGGCCCGAGCGGCGTGATCCCGTTCGCCACCGGCGGCATTGTCAACAGCCCGACCCTGTTCGGCTTCGCGGGGGGGCGCACCGGGATGATGGGCGAGGCCGGTCCCGAGGCTATCCTGCCGCTCAAGCGCGGCCGCGACGGCAAGCTGGGCGTGCAGTCGGCGGGCATGGGTGGCGTGGTGATCAACCAGACCATCAACGTCGCGGCCGGCGCCTCGCGCAACGAGGTGCTGCAGGCCGCTGCCACTGCCAAGGCTGCGGCGGTGGCCGAGATCCAGGACCTGATGCGCCGCGGCAACATGAGCCTGCGGGGGGCCTGATGACCACCTACGCCTGGCCCACCGACCCGCGCCACGTGCCGCAGACCGCGGCCCTGCGCGTCATCGTCAACGCGCGGCACAACATGAGCAGCGAGAACGGCGTCAGCCAGACCGTGACGCGGCCTGGCAGCCGCTGGGGCTGGTCGCTGACCATGCCGCCCATGCGCCGCGCCGTGCGCGACGACTTCGAGGGCTTCCTCGCCGGACTGTCCGGCATGGAGCACCGCGTCAGCATCTATGACTGGCAGCGCCCGGTGCCGCGCGGCACGTGCAACACCGCCGGCGTGACGCTGGGGGCCGCTGCCGACGCCTTCGCCACCAGCGTCGTGCTGGCCGGCTGCGGCAACGCCAAGACCCTGCTGCGCGGCGACTGGATCAAGTTCGCCAACGGGCAACTGTGCCGCGTGGCGGCCGACGCCACATCCGACAGCGGCGGCGCGATGACGGTGCACATCCGCCACGCCCTGCGCGCGGGCTTGTCCAGCGCCAGCGCCGTCACCCTGGCGCAGCCGACCGCGCTCTACATCCTGACCGAGCCCACGGTCGAGCTGCCGCGCCAACCTGGCCCGGTGCAGCCGTCGTTCGGGCTCGATCTGGTGGAGGTGTTTGCATGAGCCGCACCAACCTCGACAGCAACACCGCCGCGGCGCTGGCGGCAGCCAACGTCAGCATGTTCGCGCTGGTCGAGCTCGACCTCGACAGCGGCCGGCTCTACCTGGCCGACCTGCCGTTCACGGTGACGTGGAACGGCAACGACTACCTCGGCGCGTCGGGCATCGGCACCATCGAGCCCATCACCGAGACCGACACCGAGGCGCGCGGCATCCTGCTGACACTAAGCGCCGTGCAATCCGCGGCCATCTCCACCGCGTTGACCGAGGACGTGCAGGGCCGCGAGTGCCTGATCCGCCTGGCCATCGTGGACGGCACCACGCTGCGCGTGGACCCGTGCGTGTGGCGCGGCGTCATGGACGTGATGACGATGGAGGACGACGGCCAGCAGCCGGTGCTGCGCGTGACGGCCGAGCACCAGATGATCGCCTGGCAGCAGCCCAGCGGCGCGCTGTTCAGCGACGCCGAGCAGCAGGCGCGCTACAGCGGCGACAAGTTCTTCGCGTACGCGGCGCAGATCGCCGAGGCCACCATCGTCTGGCCGAGCGCGGCCTTTTTCAAGAGCTGACCGTGCGCCTGCCCCACTGGCCCCGCCTGCTCGACGAGTACGTCGACGCGGCCCGGCTGCAGCCCTTCGGCTGGGGCGCGCTGGACTGCTGCACGTTCGCTGCCGGCGCCGTGCAGGCCATCACCGGGCGTGCGGTGCCCATGCCGGCATGGAGCGGCAGGCGCGATGCGGTGGACGTGTTGCGCCGCCTGGGCGGCCTGCGCGCGGCCACGTGCCAGCGCCTGGGCGACATGCAGCCCGCGGCGGTGGCACGGCGTGGTGACGTGCTGCTGCTGCAGCAGCAGGGCCGAGACCTGTTGGCCGTGTGCATGGGTCACGCATGGGCCGCGCCTGGGCGCCCCGGGCTGGCCTTCGGGCCCATGAGCGAGGCGCTGTGCGCCTGGAGGATCGACTGAGATGGCAGAGGCCGTAGCCGGCGCGATCGCCTACTTCGCCACCGGCACTTACGTCTATGGCGCCGCGGCCTACATGGGCTACGCCTATGTCGTGGTCGCGGCATCGGCCATCGCCTACAGCGGCTATGCATCGCGCAAGGCCGAGGCCCGTGCGCGCGCAGCAGCCAACGCCAGCGCCAAGGACCGCGAGGTGATGATCCGCAGCGCCATCGCGCCGCGTCGCATCGTCTACGGGCGCGACCGCATCAGCGGCCCCATCGTCTACATGGAGAGCACGGGCGACAAGAGCCAGTACCTGCACATGGTTGTGGCGCTGGCTGCGCACGAATGCGACGCCATCGAGACGGTCTACTTCAACGAGGTGGCGCTGCCAGAGCCCGACGGCGACGGCTGGATCACGAGCGGCGAGTACACCAAGGGCGGCAGCACGCAGGCGGAGACGCACACCGGCACCACCAACGGCAGCGGGCAACTCACGCTGCCGCGCAATGCTGAGTCGATCACCGCGGCGTACACCGAGATCGGCGTCGGCGAGTCGGCCACGCAGACGCACCACACCGGCTACAGCCACACCGCGGGCAGCAACACCATCACCGGGCTGCCGGCCGACACCAGCGTCACCATCGGCTACACCTACACGCAGGCCGCCACGCCACTGGTGCGCGTGCGCAAGTACCTGGGCACCGACGACCAGACCGCGTGCGCTGACCTCGTGGCAGAGAGCGACGGCAAGTGGACCAGCGACCACCGCGGGCGCGGCATCTGCTACCTGTACGTCCGGCTCGAGTATGACCAGGACGTCTTCGGCAGCACCGGCGTGCCCAACATCAGCGCCGTGGTGCGCGGCAAGAAGGTGTACGACCCGCGCACCACAACCACCGCGTGGAGCAACAACGCGGCCCTGTGCGTGGCCGACTATCTGCGCAGCGACGAAGGCATGCGCGCCGACTCGGCCGAGGTGCCTGACAGCGAGATCATCGCGGCGGCCAACATCTGCGACGAGGAGATAGACCTCAGCCTCGACGACGAGGACGTGCAGGCCCGCTACACCTGCGACCTGAGCATCACCACCGACCGCAGCCCGCGCGACGTGCTGGCCGAGCTGCTGGCCTGCATGTCGGGCCGCGCGGTGTGGACGCAAGGGCGCTGGCTGGTGCGTCCCGGCGCCTACCGCACGCCCACCTTGACCATCACCGCCGACATGCTGGCCGGGCCGGTGAGCGTGATGCCCAAGGCCAGCCGCAGCGAGCTGTTCAACGCCATCCGCGCCACCTACCGCGACGCCGAGACCTTTGCCGAGCTGCAGGCCCCGCTGGTGGAGAACAGCGGATACGAGGCCGACGACGGCGGCGTGCAGATCGTGCGCCAGATCGACGCGCCCACGCTGTCCGACACCTACCGCGCGCAGCGGCTGGCGAAGATCGAGCTGGAGCGTGCGCGCCAGGCCGTCACCGTCAAGCTGGCGTGCAACCTCAAGGCCTATGACCTGGCGCCCAGCGACACGGTGCTGCTGACGCTGGCCACCTACGGCTGGTCGGCCAAGCCCTTCGAGGTTTTGGAGCGCACGCTGACGCGCGAAGGCACCATCCAGTACACCCTGCGCGAGACGGCAGCGGGCGTGTATGACTGGGCCTGGGGCGAGGCGACCATCGGCGACCTGGCGCCCGACACCAACCTGCCCAACCCGTTCGGCCTTCCGGCCATCCTGCAGAACCTGGCCGCCGACGAGGACGCGATCCGCCTGGGCGACGGCACCATCGTCACGCAGGCCGTCGTCACGTGGGACCAGAGCACGTCGCCGTTCGTCCCCAACGGCGGCAGCATCCAATACCAGACGGCCAAGGTTGGCACGCCGTGGGGCACCGGCAGCCTGCCGGGCGACGCCACCACCGTGACGCTTGGCCCGCTGCAGGTGGGCGTCGCCTACGTCTTCCGCGCACGCGCCATCAACGCCTCCGGCCGCGCCGGTGACTGGGCGTACATCGGCCTGGTGGCCGAGGGTCTGGCCGCGCCGCCCGACGACGTGACCGGCTTGGCCTACGAGATCAAGCCAGGCCAGGTGTGGATCACCTGGGATCCGTGCGAAGAAGCGGACTACGCGGCCACCGAGCTGCGCTATGACGGCACCGGCTGGGCCGACGCCACGTTCCTGTGGCGCGGCGCCGGCAGCGACTACCAGCACCCGCGGCCGCCGAATGGCACCTACATCGTGCGCGCCAAGCACCTGGACACCAGCGGCAACTACAGCGTCAACGCCGCCAGCATCAGCGTCACCGTCGACGACAGCATCGACCCCGCTGGCGGTGGCGGCCTGCTGCGGCTGACCGCCGACCGATTCCCCTACTTCAGCTTCAGCAGCGGCACCACGCACACCGCGCAGGCGCCGGGCGATGGCCTCATCACCATCACCGCGCAGCTGATCCGCCTGGTGGGCACGGCCACCATCACGGCCGAGGCATTCGATGCGTCGGACGCGAGTCTGGGCGCCGTGACGCTGGGCGGCAGCGGGAACGTGCGCACGCTGTCGGCGGCGCAGTTCGTGGCGCCGGGCACCAGCGGCAGCGTGCGCTACGTGGTGGTCACCGGCACGCTGGGCACGGCCACCGACACCCTGACGGTCTACCGCGCAGACCCCACGACCACGGCGCCGCGCATCTACCTCAGCAACCCGACGCATGCCGTGCCGACCGACGAGGCCGGCGACAACGGCGACTACAGCGGGGCCGAGACCGAGGTGCAGGTGTTTGAGGGCATCACCGACGTCACCGACGACTGGTCCATCGCCATCACGCCCGATGCCGGCGTGACCGCCACCATCAACGGCGGCGCCGGGCCGGTGACGGGTACGCTGAGCGTCACGGTTGCGGTGTCGGACATGACCATCCCGGACGGCGCCGTGCTCGTCACTGCCAGCAAGACCGGCGAGACCGACCTCACGGCGAGCTTTCTGGTGACCAAGAGCGAGAGCACCGGCGCCTACACGGTCTACTGGGACCCGCGCAGCGAAATCGTGCTGCCGGCCGACGCCGCCGGCAACGTGCTGAGCTACGCCGACGCCTTCAGCACCCTGCGCATCCTGCGCGCGGGCGTGGACGATGGGGCGGCGTGGACCTTCAGCAAGGTGGACACCAACGTCACCAGCACGATCAGCGCATCCGGCCGCGTGGACGTGACGGCGATGGCCAGCCTGGGCACGGTCAGCAGCACCAGCGACACCGCTCAGACGCCGTGGCCCAGCGGGTGGAGCTATGCCAACCAGCTGATCTACGGCGGCGGCACGTGGCTGATGACCGGATTCGGGGCGACCACCAAGGTTCGCACCAGCGCCGACGACATGGCTACGTGGACCGAGCGCGACCACGGTCTGTCGTCGGCGCGGCGCGAGCTGGGAGGCTACGTCGGCGGTTACTTCGTGTTGACCGGCGGCGCCGCGGTGGTCTCTGACAAGGCGATCCGCTCGGGCGACGGCGGCATCACCTGGACCGAGCACACCCTGCCAGCCAGCATCGCCGCCTACTACATGAGCCGGGTCGGCAATGAGCTGATCTTGTCCAGCGGCGGCACGACGTGCTACCGCACCAGCGACGGCAGCTCGTGGTCCAGCTACACGGCGCCTGACAGTGGATGCCTGTTCGCCGCGGCGGGGTCGGCGTGGGCCTGCGTCGACCTCAGCGCCAACTTGCGGGGCAGCAGCAACGCTGGCTCGAGCTGGTCGTCTGCCGTCAACTTGACGACGACGGCCGGGCAGTCCATCACCGGCTGCTATCACGTCGAGGCTTTCCGCGGGCTGCTGGTGGCCTTCCTGTATACGGTCAGTGCGCCTTACCCGACGAAGGTGCTGGTGTCGGCGAACGGCACCACGTGGTCGGCGCACAGCACGCCGGTGGCGTATCAGCTGCCTCGCCTGATCGTGCAGGTGTCTGGCGTGCTCTACATGGTCGACGGTGCCAGCAAGCTCTTCTGGTCGACCGACGGGCGCACGTGGGCTGGCGGCACGGCCACCGTGCCCAACGACATCACGCCGCCGGCCGCCTACCTGCGATTCACGACGGTTCACGACACCTGGGCGGGCGACTTCTTGCCCAGCCTGGAGGTGACAAGCCGCGACCTCATCAGGGGCAACTTGTCAGCCACCAGCGACAGCGAAGGTGCCGTCACGGTGACGGCCACCAAGCCCGGCGAGTTCGACATCGTGCGCACCCTCATCGTGCGCAAGGGCTCGGCCTCGTCGGACATCTACACCAGCTACGCCGTGCCGGCCATGCTGCTGCTGCCCGCGACCAGTGACGGCGTGGTCACCAGCTACAGCAACGCCACCATCACCGCGTACATCAACCGCAACGGCATCGACGACACCGCCAACTGGTCATGGTCCTACACGACGACGAACCTGACGCCGGCCAGCGGCAGCAGCAATGCCGCGACGATCACGGCCATGAGCAACAGTTTCGACCAGGGGCTGATCAGCTTCCGCGCGACCAAGGCCGGCCAGCAGGACATAACCGGCACGCTGGTGGTCAACAAGGTCAAGGGCGGCGAGATCAGCGGCCCGCGCATCGGGGCTGCGTTCAACGCGATCAGCTTCACGCAGACCGAGATCGGGCTGCGATTCAAGAGCGACGGGCGATTCCAGGTGCGCCAGGGCTCTGGCGGGTCATGGGTGGACGCCGGCACGTGGACGGTGCCCGTGCTGTCCAGCAACGGCAGCACGTACTGGATTCGTGTCGAAGCCACCGGCCACGCGCTGAGCACCGGCACCACGGGCAGCTGGCTGGCCATGACCAGCGACCGGGACTACGTGCTGACCGAAGCCAGCAGCGGCACGCACACCACAAACTTGCAGGTGATGTTTGCCACCAGTTCTGCCGGCGCCAATGCGGTGCTGGGCTTCGGCAGCCTGCAGCTTGTGGTGCCCTGATCGTGGTGGTGATGCGATGAGCGACGACCTACACCCAACCCGCCTTTGGTGGTGCGCCGGCAGGGGCCGCGGCATCGCGCGGCACGAGGGCGTCGAGGTGCAGCTGCACCACAGGCCGCCCGTGATGCTGCCGCTGGGGCCGCTCGCCGAACTGGAGTACCTGCCGGGCCTGGGCGTGCAGTACGTGCAGCCGCGCACCGGCGCGCGCCAAGACCTGCTGCCGCACCAGGCGCAGGAGTGCCTGACCTACCTGCGGGCCGTGGCCCTGGCCGCGCGTACCGCGGCCGACGTGGGCGCCGCGCTGTTGCGCAGCGAGGATGGCGACTGTTGAAGCCGCACCCAAAGAGCGTCCTCGCGGCAGCGATGGCGGCCGACCTGCTCAAGCGCGCGCGCACCGAGTGGGTCACGCGCGCCGAGGCGGCCGACGAACTGGGCGTGCAGCTCGCTACCGCGTCGGCGTGGCTGCGCACGCTGGAGGATTGCGGGCTGCTGATCTCGCGCGAGCGACAGCCAGCCGCAGGGCAGCGCGGCCCGTGGCCCACCGAGTACGCGCTGCGGCCCGCGTTCGGCGGCACGCACGACGACGGAGCATGACCATGGGACTCGATACCGATTTCGCTGGCCTCTGCGCGCGCGTGGACGAGCTGGAGCACTCTGCCGTCGCAGTGGCAGCCGGCCAGCGCCACCTGACCGAGCAGCTCGCGGCCGTCGTCGTCGAGCAGGCCGCCGCGCGCGAGCACCGGCGGCGGCTGGAAGCGCAGATGCAGGACATTGAGCACCGCATGGACAAGCTCGCCGACGGCATGCTCACGGTGGCCGACGCGCAGGCATCAATCGTGCAGCTGCTGGACGGCATCGGCGCGCAGATCGCCGCGGCGACGACGATCACCGAGGACATCGCGACTGCGATCGCCTGGATCGAGCGCGCGCGACGAGTGCTGATCTGGGTCGGCAGCATCGCGCTGGCGGTCGGCTCGATCTGGGCCGGCATCAAGCTCGCCGTCACCGGGGACGCACCGCCGCCGCCTCCGCCGCCCGGAGGGCCGTACTGATGGATGTACCAGCCCCCCTCAAGCGCATCATCGTCGGCGGAGTCGTCGTCGCCTCGGGCGGCCTCATCGGCTGGATCACCGAGCGCGAGGGCAACGAGCACCGAGTCTATGCCGACGTGGGCGGCGTGCCCACCGTCTGCGCGGGCGTCGTCGTGCGCGGCGTCGCCATCGGCACGCAGTACACCCGGCCGCAGTGCGACGAGCTGACGCGCACGGCAATCGAGCGCCACGGCCGCGAGCTGCTGGCCTGCACCTGGGGACGCACGGGCGTGCAGCTCAAGCAGCACGAGTACGACGCGCTTGCCTCGTTGGCCTACAACGTGGGCACGGCCAACGTCTGCGCTTCGTGCCTGCCGCGCTCGGAGTGCCTGGGCGACCTGATCCGAGCGGGCAAGATGGCCGCCGCCTGCGAGCGCATCACGGCCTACAGCAAGGTCCGCATCCGCGGCGTGCTTGCCGACTGCCGCGAGCGCGCGCACGGCTGCTACGGGGTATGGCTGCGCCGGCAAGCAGAGCGCGACCTGTGCCTGGGCCGGCGCGCGCCGCTGACGGCGGAGGGCAGGGCTTGAGGTACGCCAGCCGCAAATTCCTCGTTGCCGTGGCCTCGCTTGCCTGCGCGCAGTGGTCGCTGCTCGAAGGGATGATCGACGGGCCGACGTGGCGCACCGTGGTCATCGCCGTCGTCGGCCTGTACGGTGGCGCGAACGTGGCCCAGAAGGCGCTGCTCGCCAAGGAGGCGCAGCCATGACCCGCATCGCCGCCGCCATCGCCGCCGTGCTGGCCCTGCTGCTGGCCCTTGCCGTCATCGCCAACATCGCCGAGCGGCGCAACACCCGCGAGGCCCGGGCCGCCGCAGAGCAGGCCACGCAGCGCGCCGAGCGCGCCGAGGCAACGGCCGTCGCCGAGGCCGCAGCACGCGCCAGCGAGGCCGCAACAGCATCCGCCGTCAGGAGAGCCTACGATGACACCCGCACCAAGCTCGCGCGCGTTGAGCGCGCTGCTGCTGATCTGCGCGATGACGGCGAGCGGCTGCGCTCTGCCGTCGAGGTCTACGCCTCCGGCGCCTGTGCGCCCGGTGACGCTGCCTCCGCCCCCGGCCGAGCTGATGGCGCCTCCGTTGTCGCCGGCCGACTCGCCGTCGTGGTCCGAGAGTGTGCGGCAGCTCTATCGACGGTGGCAGCAGTCGCTGACCGCGACGGCGCCCGCCTAGAGGGCCTGCAGGCCTACGTGCGGGCCGCGGGGCTCGCCGCCAGCGCGCCGGGGCAGTAGGTGTGCCTCGCCCGTGGGATCGCCTGCGCTACTGGCTGCAGGCCCGCCGCAGAGCCCGCCAGCGCCGCGACCTGCGCGCGCGGCTGATGGTCGCCTGGGCTGCGCTGCACGAGGCGCGGCAGTACGTCCTGCGCGACCGGCGTGCCGAGCGAGCCGAGCGGGATCGGCTGGTGCGCCAGATCGACGCCGGGCGGCGCGCGGCCGAGGCCGTCGTCGAGGCGCTGCAGGCGCGCATGCTGGGCGGCGCGGTGGGCGACGACGATCTGCTGCGGGCAGCAGAGGCGGCCGTCGAGGTGTTGCGCGAGGCCGCGTAGCGCGGGCTGGGCGGCCTACGAGTTGGCTGGGCTGTGGTGATGCGCGCGACCGCCGCCTCAGCCGCGACTGCAGCCGCCAGCCAAGTGGCCGTGAGTCACGCCGACGTCGACCTGCTCTACGCCTGGGCCGTGATCGTGTGGCTGCTGGGCGTTGTGGGCTGGCTGCTGTGCCGGCTGTGGCTGTGCGTGCGGCGGCGGGATGCGATTGAGGAGCGGCGGCGCTAGGTGATTAGGCGGCCCGTGGCGCCGCTTGTGGTGTCGCCTAATTGGCGTTCTACGGCAGTTCCAGCGACTGCTGCACTGCCACCGCTG